CGCTCGGCCGACTGGAACGCGAAATACCGCAACTGGCTCGTCAAAGGCAAGGAACGCGGATTCGCCACGCCAAAGGATTCCAACGCTCGCCGACGGTATACGTGGGGCAGCGAAGAGGTGAAACGCGTTCTCGGCCCGATCGCCTGCGAGGGCACGGACATGTACATGGAGCTCGCATGCAAGGTCGCGGACCTGCTCAACCAGGGCGTGGATCCGGACATGCTGCGCCGTCAGCTCGAGAACGTGCCCGGCGACGTATTGGCCGAACAATTGTTTGAACAGGAGGCGGCGGCATGAACGCCATGACCATCGCACACATGGCCGGCATCCTCACCTCGGCCATCCAAGCCGCCGACCGATTGGAACTCGACGCACTCAAAGGCCCGGCGCTCGCCGATATGGACCTTGACCTCGTCCGCGATATCAAACGCGACTGCTCGACCTGCATCAACCTGCTCGACCAGCTCGGAAGGGAACAACGATGAGCGACCGGCAATTCCAGGAATCGAAACGCGTCGCGCTCGCACGTCAGGGCTGGCATTGCATGCGTTGCGGACGCAACCTGCACGACCTGAGTGTCTGGCCGGGCAGGAGCGGCCACCACCGGCAGTTGCGCCGTCGGGCCGACCCGACCATGCGTGACCTGCCGTGCAACATCGTCGAACTGTGCGGTTCCGGTACGACCGGCTGTCATGGTTGGACGCATGCGCATCCGGCCGAGGCGGAACGGTTCGGCTACATCATCCCGAGTTGGCGTGATCCGCTCAACGCGCCGATACGCGACTGGAACGGCGACTGGTGGTGGCTGTTGGATGACGGCACGGCGCAACGGCTCACGCAAATCGAAATCATCGAATGGCAAAGCAATTGGAAGGAAGAATCATGAGGAAACAGGACGAAGACCTGAACGTGAAGCCGGAGGCGCTGCTTTGGCTCGACTTCGAAACGACCGGTACGGACAGGGATGACAGTCTGCCGTTGGAGGTCGGCATGGAATGCACCGACGTGCTGGGCGAACATTCGTATGGATCCCTGCATCGCATCATCAGACCGGACTATCTCGACCTGTTGGACATGAGCCCGGTCGCGTTCTCGATGCACACGGACAATGGATTGCTGTTCGAACTGTTGAATGGTTCGCCGCAGGATGACTGCGTGGGTGCTGTGGCGAACGCAGTGGAGGAGTATCTCGACTCGCTCTCGCAACGGTTCACCCTGGTTCCGGCGGGCACGAACGTGGATTTCGATCTTGATTTCCTGAAGAGTCTGGATCTTGACCCGGACGCTTGGCTGAGCTACAGGAAGTTCGACCTGACCACGTTGAGACGCTACATCAGGTTCCTGGATTGCCCCGAGGATCCGTACAAGGGGCATGCCGGTTCGCACAGGGTGCGCTACTGCATCCGACGCGACATCAACGACTACAAGTGGTACCGCAAGCTTCTGAAGGGAGCATGGTGATGACCGTGGCCGCCATGATGCTCCTGTGCGCGGCCGTCCTGGTCGCTTGGATCGGAGGCAGGTCATGACGGTCCAGAAGCATATGGCGTGGCGGTACCGGGATCCCGCCGACCTGATCGGCCGTCGATGCATCGCGCTCACCCACAATGACGTCACGTTGGACGGCCCGTTGGATCTGATCCGGTTGAGTCCGGTCCACGCGGTCCTGAAATACCGGGGCGTCGGCCTGCATGTCATCGACTGCGACCTACGCCACCATACGAACGAAACTTCGGACGGCATCCGTGCCGTCGTCATCACGGAAGGCAAACCATGAAACACACCACATCGCATGTCAGGAAATGGCATAGGACCAGTCCATGCCCCTACTGCGGCACGAGGAAACCCGGCATCGAACCCTACGCCCGGATCATCGGAGCCAAGATGCACTGCATCTGGATCGCCAAATGCCATGGATGTCCGAACGCCGTCTGGATCACCACCCCGGACGACGACATCAAAACCGCGATCCGCGGATGGAACCGATACGCCAACGGCGAATAGCGCAAACACCAGGAGGAAACGAAATGAGAAAAACAACACGCATCACACTCGCCATCACCGTCATATGCATGGCGCTCGCCGGATGCGGAAGCGCGTCGGAGCCTTCCACGACCGCGCATGCGGTCAGGTCCGTCGACTCGCAGTGCTCCGCCGGGGCCGACGTATTCACGGAATGCGTCATCACCTTGACCGACACGAGGCAAGTGGACTGCATCGTCTACTCGACGAACGGCAAGCAGGCCGGCCTGTCCTGCGACTGGAGCCATGTGAGCGTAGCGGGCAAGGAGCCGGCAAGATGAGCTACAACGTCGTCACCACGGAAGGCGTCAGAACGTTCGAGAACATCGACGATGCCGGCGACTACGCGCAGGCCATGTCCTTGAGGACTGGCGAGCCGGCCAAGGTGTTCCATGCCGAGACCGGACTCGTCGCATTCACCGTCCGCCCAACCACGAAGGACACGAAATGAGAATCAATTTCAACAGCAAGGATGGCGTTTTCGCCATCAAAGCCGAAAACGAAGAGGAAAAAACCCAGCTCAAAACGTCGGCGGTCGCCATCTGCAATCTCATCATCGATTTTTTCGACGGTGAAGTCCAAGAAATGAAGGCGGCGAAGGAATGAAACGCATCACACTCAAGGACACAAAATGAGCAATCGAAGTTATTTGGTGCCAAGGCCGCCAGCGTTCGACCATGAGCATCCCAGACCGAAGGAGGAAGGCGAGGTGCTGTACTGCGGAAATTGCCAAAAATGGTACGTATCATGGTTTCCCCTCACCGAAGTCAAAACCATATGGGGCCGCCGCCCCGAATGGTGGATACGCATCTTCCACCGCAAACCATACGAGACGATCATCCAGCAAATACGAAGGGAAACGAAATGAAAGTCAAGAAAACCCTCATGGACATGATCATCAAATGGCACCAAGCCGGATACAGCCTCGATGAGATCGCGCCACTGATGCCACAAGTCCCCAAAGAGGAAATCAAAGCAATCATCCAACACACCCGCGAATAACAAGAAACCCGACCTTCCGGCCGGGCTCCTGGCATCACCACAAACCAGACTACACCCGCCGGAGGGAATCGAACAAATGAACGAACAAAACAACGAATCCCAACCAACACCAAACCAGACACAACCAGCACAAACCAACCAACACAAGCCAGCGCTCGCCGGCATGTGCCAAGTGTGCGGCGGGGAGTGCAATCTGCGCAATACGCTGTGTGACAAGTGCGATGCCGTAATGAGGGGATGGCTCCGCGACTATCCGTCATGGATCCAGGTCCTGCGCGAGTTTCTGGACAGCACCGCACATTACGGTGGCCATCAGCCCGGCCGTACCAATTTGGCTTCGGCTCCGACGCCGGTCAGGTTGTCTGTGATTGACCATCTGCAGGAGATCGATGATCTGGCTGTCGCTCTTTGGCGGCGGTTGTATGCTCCGCCGGCCATGCCATGGGCCGATAGCAGGATTCATCCGTCCGTGTTGAAATGCCTGAGTATCTGCGCGGATTGCAATCGTCTTTCACGATTGCCGGACATTGGTCTGATTTGGCATGACTGGGAGCGGTTGGCGCGCAAGACGCTGGGCATCATCGACGTGCCGCCATCCAAGCATGGTATCGGCAGGTGCCTGAATCCTCTGTGCGGCGTGGAGCTGAGTGCGGAGGTCGGCGCGGTAAATGTTGACTGTCCGGTGTGCGGCAACACTCATCGCGTGGTCGACGTGCGATTGGGGTTCCTGAAGGAGTGCATCGAATCCGGCAGGGCGTTCACGGCGGGGGAGTGCGCGGAGCTGCTGCGCGAATGCGGGTTCCAGTGCAGCGTGAACACGATCTACTCGTGGCGCAAGCGCGGCAGGATCCAACCGGCCGGCAGAAACGAGAAGGGACAGCCGCTGTACCGCCTGTCCGACGTACACGCGCGCCTCGCCCGGCATGACGTGATTTGACATTTTTCAAAGTGCAAGGCAGAATTGTCAGTGGATTAAAGGGTTCAAACCGGAAAACGGTTTGAACCCTTTTCATATCCACCGATGGATTCTCCTAACTCCTTGGGTTATATCCCGTCCTGTCCGAACGGCATATCGGACACGCTCCGCCCACTCCCGTCAGAGTGGGCATACCTCAATGTGGCAGGCAAGCCAATCCCGTGCTTCCGTGATGCGGTGATGCTCAAATCCGCCTGCCGGTATGCCTTCGTAGGAATCAGTGGTAGATCGTACCGGCCGCGAGTCTTTATTGGATTCTCTTCCTTGTGGCCGCGTGTGGACGCGGGTTCGAATCCCGCCGAAGGCACCCATGAAACAAATCCGGGGTAGGGGTATTGACAATCCGGGAGGGGTATTCGCAGATGATGGGGAGCCCCTACAAGACCGGGAGTGTCCATATACGGGAGCCCCTATACCGGCATTCCAGCAAGCCAACGGCGAAGATAGTCGTCGGCAAATCCACGGCACCCCGGGGCTCATACATGCGGGGAGGCCACATGAGCAAGCGGCGCAACGAGCGTGTCAGCAACGGCTGGCGGCGCAGACAGCTCAGGGCAAGAGTCCTGGCCGCATACGACGTGTGCGCCATCTGCGCCCAGCCGGTCGACAAGACATTGAAGACACCACATCCGATGAGCGCCGAAGTCGACGAGCTCGTACCGGTCTCACGTGGCGGTGATCCATACAGCTTCGCGAACTGCAGGCTCACGCACCGCAGATGCAACAGGATGAAGAGCGACAAGACAGACGAACACGCACGAGCGCTGCTGGCTGGCAGACAGGAAGTGAAAGCAAGCTCGATGCCGTTCAAAACGTTCGGCATCTGACTCCGATACCAGGGCGGGGACCCCGGGTATGCCCCCTCCCGGTCGCCTCGGGTGCAGTGCCGATTTCTCCCCGCGGATTCAAACGTCGGAAACAGGGGAAACAACGAAAGGTCGGAAAGCGAGGATTACGCCGATGAAGTGCGAACTCTGCGGCAAGGAATTCCAGCCTTCCGGCCACGGGCGGCCTCAGAAGTACTGTTCCAAGTCCTGCCGCCAGAAAGCCGATTATCGTCGGAAAAAGAACAGGCCCGCACAGGACCGGAACAGTAAGCCGCCCGTCAAAGCCGTGGAAACGAAACAGAAGCCGGAGCAGGATCTCGACCAGCGGAGCTTCGAACGGATGATGGACGGCAGCATGCTGGACATACTGCGAGACAACCGTGACCTGCTGCTCAAGGCCATGGCCGATCCCACGACGCCGGCGAACGCGCTGCCCGCGATCAGCCGCCAGCTCATCGCCGTATGCGACCGCATCGAATCGCTCCAGGTCGGTGGCCTGACCGACCTGCTGGACGATGAGGAAGACGAGGTGACGGACGATGTCGGAGCGTCGATTGTCTGAAATCGCCAAGGTCCTCCGCCAGCCGGAAGGCATCGTCGGCAGCGAGTTCACGCGAATCAACAAAGCTGCGCGCAAGGCCGGCATCCGTTTCGACTTGTGGCAGCAGGGCTTCTTGTGGCTTCTGTTCGCCAAGAACGCGGAAGGCAAGTATGCGTGTGGCGCGGACGGCGCCGTGCTGTCCAGCTGCAGGCAGATCGGCAAGACCTTCACCGTCGGCACCGCGTTGTTCCTCAAGGCGATACTCACACCGAACCTGAAAGCCATCTGGACCGCCCACCATACGCGCACCAGCGACGAGACATTCGCGGACATGTGCGAGATGGAGCACAATCCAGTGCTCGGCCGGTACGTGGAACGCATTCGCAGAGCAAACGGCCAACAGGAGATCACGTTCACGTCCGGCAGCCGCATCATGTTCGGCGCCCGCGAAAACGGTTTCGGCCGAGGATTGCACAGCGTGGACGTGGCCGTGTTCGACGAAGCGCAGATCCTCACAGTGCGCGCGATGGACAACATGATTCCGGTTTTGAACACGAGTCCTAACCCCCTGGTCGTGTATATGGGCAATCCACCCAAGCCGGGAGACCAGTGCGATGCGTTCACGGAGAAACGCATGCATGCGCTGAACCATGACGGAAACCTCCTCTACGTGGAGCTCGCCGCCGACAAGGACGCGGATCCGGACGACCGCGAACAGTGGGCTAAAGCGAATCCCAGCTATCCGAAACGTACAAGCGAACAGGCAATCATGCGCATGCGCAACAACCTGTCGGACGATTCATTCCGTCGTGAGGCGCTTGGCATATGGGACGAGACCGCCACCGCATACGCCATCAGTCCCGACCTGTGGCAGGCCGCGGCCGTCGACGACGTGCCCGAGGGCGGCACGGTGAGCTTCGGCATCGACATGCCTCCGGACAGGAGCGTGCTGACCATCGGAGCGGCGCTACGATACGCGGACGGTTCGGCCATCGTCCAGATGGCGAACATCAAGGACGCGCGGCAGGCGGGAACCATGTGGGCCGTGGACTGGCTCGCTGAACGCTGGCCGAAGACCGCCAGCGTGGTCATCGACGCCCAGTCGCCCGCTATGAGCCTGCTGCCGGAACTGAAGAAAGCACATGTGAAGGTCATGGTCACGAACATGCAGGAGATGGGCCGCGCATGTGGCCGGTTCCTCGACATGCTCAAAGCCGGAACGCTCAAGCATCCGCGGGACGAATACCAGCCGCAGCTGGCCGCAGCCGTCAAGGGCGCGACCACGCGCCCATTGGGACAGTCCGGCGCGATCGCCTGGAACAAACTCGGCAGTGACATTGACATAACCCCGCTCGTGTCCACCACACTCGCCCTGTACGGGGCGTGCACGACGAAACGACATCCGGGAAGACGACAGGAGGTGATGGTCTGATGGTGTTCTACATGGCCGACGGCACTACGGTAAGCACGGCACCGAAATTCACCGGCAGCAGCTACCTCGATACCGCGAGCGGCAACATCGGCGCCATCCTCGGCGTCGACGACGAGGACATGCCCATCATCCACGAACTGTTGCGCGTATGGCGAGAGAAATATCCACGCAACCTGATCCGCGGAGCCTACTACGACTGCAAGGAACGGTTCAAGGACTTCGGAATCTCCATCCCGGACCAGATCAAAAACAAGGTCGAGGCGATGATTGGATGGCCGGAACTGGCCGTCCGCTCATTGAGCGATTTGAGCGACCTGGAAGGGTTCAGCATTTCCGGTGACGACACGATGGGTGTTGGCGACCTGTTCGAGGACAACCAATTGGACGTGGCCACGTCCGAACTGATCGTATCCGCATACAAGCATTCATGCAGTTTCCTGACCATCGCCGCAGACCCGGAGGATCCGGAACGAATCAGTATGATTCCGCGTTCCGCCGACTGGTCCGCGGGCATCTGGGACCGGCGCAACCATCGTCTGGCCGCCGCGTTGACCATCACCGAGGACGATAAGGACGGGCGGATATGCGCGTTCAACGCGTGGCTTCCAGGCAAGGTCTACGAATGCTCCGGCCACCTGATGCCATGGCGTGCGGAGAAAATCGAAACGAACTTCGATCAGCCGACGGTCGTCTCGCTCGCCTATGACAGGCAGATGGACCGGCCGTTCGGCCACAGCCGCATCAGCCGTTCGCTCATGAGCCTTGTCGATGCTGGATTCCGTACCGTGGTCCGCATGGAGGCGTCTGCCGAATTCTATTCCGTCCCCAAACTCTGGTTCATCGGAGCGAACAGGGACGCGTTCAGCAGCAACACGTGGAAGAGCCTCATCCAGGCGATCAACGCGATCAGTGCCGACGAGGACGGCAACCTTCCCCAATTGCAGCAGGTGCAGCAGGCGTCCATGACACCCCATTCGGACATGCTCAAGACGATGGCCATGCTCGTCGCCTCGCAGACCCGGGTGCCGGTCGACTACCTGGGCATCACATTGGACAACCCGACCAGTGCCGAGGCCATGGCGTCCGCCGAACGACGTCTGACACGCATCGCAGACAAGCAGAACGTGGCCTTCGGACGGGAACTCAAACGGGCCATGGGCATCGCCGTGGCGTTGCGCGAAGGCGCGAACACGATACCGGACTCCATACGCGACGTGCACCCGGTATGGGCACCGACAAGGGAGGTCTCCGATGCGGCGCGCGCCGACGCGTTCACGAAGATCGCCGACAAGGTCACCGGCTACGCCGACTCCGACGTCGGACTCGAACGCCTCGGCCTGAGCCGTGACGAAATCACGCGTCTACGCGCCGACCAGCGCAAGGCACGCGCGCAGAACGTCGTGGACCAGCTCAAGATCCGCGCGGCGCAAAACAGCCAGCAGCAGGAGGCGTCAGATGAATCTGAACAATCTGAATCTGCCTCCGGAACGCCGCAAAGCATTGGAACAGGTGCTTGACCAAGCATGGAAGGACTACCAGGACAACCTCACGAACCTGACCGACGCGGCCGCCGATGAAATCGAGACCGTACTGGAACGCGACCCGTTGAACGCGCGCGAAACGGTGCGTGAATACACGGCCGCGGCCAACCGCCTCGCCGACGACTATTATGCGACGGTACGCACCGCATGGGCCGAATACGCTGGCGTGACCATGCCAGACTTCGACCCTGGATCTGACCTGGAACCGGAACGGGTACTTTGGCAGGTCCAAGGCGGCTTCGCCAACACCGACTACAACGGATTGACCTACTCGCAGGTCATGGCAGGCCAGGCACGATCCGGCGCGACCATCGACGACCTGTGGCCATCATTCTCGAACATCGACGACGCGCAACAGTTCATCACCGACATGATCCGCACCGGCGCCCGATTGACCGAACGACGGAACATACGACTCGACCCCACGAAACCAAAATGGGCGAGAGTACCAAAAGGTCCCAAAACATGCGCGTTCTGCGCCATGCTCGCCTCACGCGGCTACGCATACACCAGCGAGGAAGCGGCAGGTGGCAAAGGCAACATCTACCACGCCGACTGCCATTGCCAACCCATGCCGAACTGGGGCAAACAGGTGCTCGCCGGATACGACGAAACCGCATACAAAGCCGAATACGAGCGAATGAAAGCGCTCGCCGACCGCGAATACGATGGAGACATTCTCAAAGCGTACAGGAGCTCTCCCGGCGTGTGCACGGATTCCGTGGTCCCCGAAGCATTGAAGAAGACTCCGGGCCGTCCGCCGAAGTTCGACGCGAAGCATCCGTTCAGGACCTTCCTTGGAAGCGGAAACCTGAGGGATGCGGTCGTGGGGACGAATCCGATGTTCGATGAGGGTCCGGAATACAGGAACAACTGCCAGCGTTGCGTCGTCGCTTACGAAATGCGCAGGCGAGGATACGCAGTCACCGCGATGCCGAGGCCGATGGATCCCAGGACAGGACTTCCGGCCTTGGACACGGACACTAACCGGTGGGGAAGCTCCTTTAAAGGCGATTGGCGGTCTTGTGGCTCCGATTCAGGTCTTGATGGCGCTTCGGCGCTTTTGGATGAATGGGGCAAAGGCAGCCGCGCGTTCGTCGAAGTGGAGTGGCTTGATGGAACGAGGCATGTCTTCGTCGCGGAGAACCTGAAAGACGGGATACATTTCATGGACCCGCAAACCGGGTCGATGAACGTGTCAAGGTATTTCGAAATGGTCAACCATGGCATGACACGTATAATGAGGGTAGACGATGCGGAACCTACTGAACTGGTGTTGAAATACTGCAAGGAGGGCCAGAGATGATATTGACGGATGCCATCGGCCTCGTCCTTGCCGAATATCCCGGCATGAGGGCGATAGGCGCTGCGGAAAATTCCGACGCATGGATCATCGGCCTTGATTTCGCCGCTTCGACCAGTGAACATCCGGTACCTGGAACGCCAAGCATCGCGGTCGATAAAACATCAGGCGTTTTGCATAGCCTTACTCCTGGAACGGATGAATTCTGGCATTACATGACCGGTGCCAGGAAAGTGCCCATCCCACAGGTCTGAAATCATTCCAAGCCACCCACATGGGTGGCTTTTCTTATGCCATTTTTGGTGGATTGCCGGAGTAGACGAACGGACCCGACTGTAAATCGGGTGCTTCACAGCCACGCAGGTGCGAATCCTGCATCCACCACTCGACCAGCCGGTCCGGTTGGCGGCGACCATGTGCCGTATCGCGTGGGAGGACCATACAGCGCACCGTGGCGCGGTCGAACTCGAATCCACGGGAAACAGCAAGAAGGAGCACAGCATGTTCAACAGATTCCGATTCCCGGCCCGTATCCGTCTCATCGACGGCGGCGGGGACGAGGGCGGTTCCGGCGATAGTGGCGACGGCGGCGAGCCGAAATCGTTCACCCAGGAACAGGTCGACCAGATCGTCGAGAAAAGGTTGGCGAAGGAGCGCGGCAAGTACAAGGACTACGACGAGCTCAAATCAAAAGCCATGAAACTCGACGAGATGGAGAACGCCGGAAAGAGCGAAATCGACAAGCTTAAGGAATCGAACGCCGCATTGCGCAAGCAGATCGACGACGCCGCGGCCGAGAAACAGCACGCCGAATGGGTGTCCGAAGTCGCCAAAGACAAGGACGTTCCGGCCGAACTGCTCCGCGGCGGCAGCAAAGAGGAACTCGAAGCGCATGCGGACCTCCTGCGAGCGGCATTGCATCCAGCATCCAAGCCGCCGAGGGTGAAGAACCAGACAGGCTCTCCTTCGCACCAGAACAACAACAAGGACGCCGAAGAGCTCTCGTACATCCATCAGCTCCTCGGCAGATAACGACTGAAAGGACAAGCCATCATGGCGATGAAAACAGACCAGATCAAGCTCCCCGTGAGCGTGGCCACCGAAATCGTGAACAAGGCCAAGGACACCAGCACCATCGCGTCCCTGAGTCCCAGCACGCCGCAGATTTTCTCCGACGCCGACTACCTCGTGTTCAACGGCAAGAGCGAGGCCGAGGTCGTGGCCGAAGGCGCGGTCAAGAACAGTTACGAGCAGACCGTGGATTCCGTCGTGGCGAAGCGCTTCAAGGTGCAGACTACCACCCGCGTCACGAGCGAACTCCAGTGGGCCGACGAGGACAACCAGCTGCAGATCATCCGCAGCATCCAGGCGGATCAGGCAGCCGCTTTGGGCCGTGCGCTCGACTACGTGATCTACCATGCGATTAACCCGAAGACCGGCACCGCGCTTTCCGGATTCAACCCGTTGAGCACGTCCGCCGTGCAGGTGATCGCCGGCGATGACGAAATCAGCAACGTGGACGCCCTGGCCGATGCGCTGAACGACTCCTACGACATCAACGGCGTGGCATTGTCCAAGACTTGGGCGTCCCGTCTGCGCAAGCTGCGCGTCCCCTCCACCGGCATGCGCTTCTATCCGGAGATTCCGCTGAACCTGCAGGCCGGCAGCCTGGACGGCATCACCGCCGCGACCTCTGGCACCGTCAACGGACGACTGGCCTCGACCCCGACGAAGGTGCTCGCGTTCATGGGAGACTTCAGCCTCATCAAATGGGGCATGGTCCGCGACCTGACCAGCGAGATTATCGCCTACGGCGACCCGGACCAGACCGGCGTGGACCTGAAGGCCCACAACCAGATCGCATACCGTACCGAAGCGATGTACGCGTTCGCCGTCATCGACCCGAACGCGTTCGCCGTGCTCAAGACCAAGTGAGGTGAACGATGAGTTTCCCCATCCAGACGCTTGTGATCAACCCCGCAGGCGAGGAAAAGCACACTGTCGGCCCGTTGGACGCGCAGGTGCGGCTTGTCAACACTGACGGCACCGCCTTCTCCGCCGGTTCCGGTGCCTACGAACTGCCGGAGGCCGGCAAGGACACCCTCGGCGGCATCAAGCAGTTCGCGCCCGAACAGACGATTGGCAACGTTGACGGCAACATCGTCAAGGCCGCCGCAGCCGCTCCGACCAAGGATGAATTCGACAAGCTCGTCACGGCTTTCAATACTTTGGCGAAACAGTTCGATGACACTATCACCGGCCTCGCGGCCTCCGGGGTGATCAAGCTGCCGGACAAGAAGTGACCATGACGGACGAACCGGACATGTTCGCCACCTCCGACGATCTCGAACGGAGGTGGCACAAGCTCACCGACGAGGAACGTCAGAAAGCCGACACGCATCTCGCGGACGTGACCGACTACATCAAGGAACGCTCGCCCATCTGGCGGCGGCTCCGCGAAGAACGGCCACGCCTGCTGACGAAGATCACCTGCGACATCGTCCGCAGAATCATGCAGGCCGACCCGTACGACATTCCCGGCGGCATCACGCAGATGAACCAGACCACCGGCAGCTTCAGCGAACAATACAGTTTCGGCTCGCCGACCGGCGACCTCTGGCTGCGCGACGACGAGAAACGCATCCTCGGCATCAACGCGCAACGCGCGTTCAGCATCGACATGGCCACGGGGGAGGTGTCCTAGTGGAAACCATCGAAGTGTGGCGCGGCCAACCCGACACCGACGTGGACGGCAACCCCATCCAAGGCAAGCCCGTCCCCGTCGGCACATTCCAGGCGCTGGTCGAACCAAACTCCACCACTGACCAGACCGAGGAAAACGCCAATCCACAAACCGTCGAATACACGATCCGCATCCGCGGCAGCCAGCCGACAGGCATCCAAACCACCGACCTGATCAACGTCAGAGGCATCCTCCTGCCAGTCAAAGGCAAGCCGCAGGTATGGGACAACATCCACGGACGCCACATCGGCGACGTCATCACCGTCGGAGAACGAGAAGGATAAACCATGGCCAAACGATGCAGATTCGTATTCAACCGCAAGGCGTTCAGCCAGCAGGTGCTGAAAAACGAGACGCTGCGCTCGCGCATGCGTGACGCGGCCAACGAGGCCGTCACCGACAGCCGGTGCATGGTCCGCGACCATGACGGCAAGAACCGCAGCGGCGTGGCCATCCTCTGCCCGGCACCGGTGGAGAAGGCGCACGGCACGTTGGAGGACACACTCGGAAGGATGCACGTATGAGCATCCCCGTCACTCCACGGCGCACGGAGCCGCTGCTCCTGCCGAAACTCAGGGAGCTATTCCCCGGCGTGACGTTCGACACCATCGAACGCAACGACCTCGAACCGCCCTTCACCGAAGCCACCCTGGCCGACTCCATGCAAGGCATGAGCACGCCCATCTCGCAGTACGTGCGGCTGCGGTTGAGCGTGCGATGCATGAGAGAGGACCATACGGGCGACTGGGACAAGGCCGCACGCGTGTGGGCGGCCCTCGCGAGGGAGATCATCAGGCTCGGCCAGACGGCGCCGCTCATCGACGCCTCTCTGGAATCCGGGCCGGTACGCATGACGGACGAGGACAAGAGGCTGGTGTGCGCGTACGGAGTGCTCCTGCTCGAGGTCTCCGTCAACTGAAACACAACCAAAGACAACGTGCCGCCACACGCGAAGAACGGAAAGGTGCAGACGAATGTCTGACAACAACGAAAAAACCACCGTCGCCGCGCAGGGCGCGACCGACTACGGGTACGTGTCCAGCGGCAACACCGCAGGCAACGTGCGCCTGATCAAGAACTACGCGCTGTTCCTGTTTCCAAAGGGCGACAGCACGTTCGTGGCTCCGACCGGAGTGGTCTGGACCCCGCCGGCAAGCAAGAAGCCGATCGGCTACTCCACGGAGGACGGCGCCGTATTGCATCCGGAACCGGGCGACAGCACCGACTACAAGGCCCACAACGGCGACATCGTGCTGTCCGACACGGATCCGGGCTACTGGACCCTGCAGCTCGCCGCCATGGAGGGCCGCAAGGATGTGGTGTCGGCCTACTTCGACGTGGACGTCGAAGCGGACGGCGGCATCAGCATCAAGGGCGCCGGATTGAAGAAGGAGTGGATCCTCGTGCTGGTCGCGCTCGACCAGCAGGACCGTCCGTTCCTCCTGTACGGCACCAACGCGAAGGTGAGCGACCGTGACGACGTGAGCCTGAAATCCAGCGAGATCATGAACTTCAGCATGACGTTCAAGATGCTCAAGGGCGACAACGGCGAGCAGTTCCACGCATGGGGCCTCGTCACCGACTCATCCAAGTGAGTCCATTGATTCTTCCCGTGCGGACGATGGCGGTCGGACGCACGGGATCCCTTTCACTAACCGCCACCGGACGAACGGAGCCAACATGAGCGACAAAGAATACCATGTCGTGAACGTAAACCTGGACGACGCGGAGGAACTCAAACCGGACGTGCACCTCGAGGTCGCCGGCGCGAAACTCGACCTGCCGAACCTCAACAACGCGGAACTTCCCATCGAACTCGTACAGGCCATCCTCCTGGTCAAAAGCAAGCCAATGCTCTCCGACGAGGAAACCACGGCCTGCGTGAGCACGTTCCTCGCATACTTCCAGACGATGCAGCCGAACTTCTGGAACGTGCTGCGCAAAACCAAACGTCCGATGGCCTACCTCACCGCGACCATCAAGGCGTGGGCCGACGAATCCGGACTGGACCCAAAAGCGTTTACCTCGCCCACCTCTGGAACACCCACCGCGCGGCGTTAGCCTACGACTGGATCCGAGCGTACGGGCAGATCTACAGGCCCGTACGCTTCCGGGAATGGGTTGAAGGCCAACGTCCACGAACCGACTGGGGAATCGCCTGGGCGTTGACCCGCGAAATCCTCAAAGACCATACGAGCCATTCGTGGATGGCGTTGCAGAACGCCGTCTACGCGCCCGACGGAGCCGAACAGGCGGTCTGGATGCTGTCCGGACAACGCAAACGCCCATGGTTCGACCACGAGCACGACCCACTCCGCCCGCCAACCCCAGCACACAACCTCACCCGCCGTCAACGCGAGGACAGGGAACGGCTCAAAGCCTACTTCCACATCAACGACGACCTCTGACTCCGACCGCCATCGGAATCCCAACCTACGAATAAGGAAACACGATGGCACAGGACATAGGCGTCGCATACGTCCACGTCGAACCATCCGGCAAAGGATTCGGCAAAAGCATCGAAGGCGACATCGGCGACGCCGTCAACAAAGCCTCCAAGAAAAGCTCCAACACCCTCATCTCGAAAATCGGCGGAGCATTCGGCAAAATCGGCAAGGTCGGCACAGGCGCAATCGCCACCCTCGCCGGCGGCATCACCGCCCTGGCCGCCAAAGGCGGCTTCACCCGCGCCCTCAACATCGAGAACGCGCAAGCCAAACTCAAAGGCCTCGGCCACGACAGCGCGAGCGTCACCGAAATCATGAACGACGCGCTCGCCTCCGTCAAAGGCACCGCGTTCGGCCTGGGCGACGCCGCCACCGTAGCGGCCAGCCTGTCAGCGTCCGGCATCAAGGAAGGCGACCAGCTCACCAAGGTCCTCAAGACCGTGGCCGACACCGCGCAGATCAGCGGCAGAAGCCTCACCGACATCGGCATGATCTTCGGTTCCGTCGCCGCCCGAGGCAAACTCCAGGGCGACGACATGCTCCAGCTCATGTCGAGCGGCATCCCCGTCCTCCAAATGCTCGGCAAGCATCTGAACAAGACCAGCGCCGAAGTGTCCGACATGGTCTCGGACGGCAAAATCGACTTCCAAACCTTCGCCGACGCCATGCAGGAAGGCCTAGGCGGAGCCGCACTATCCGCAGGCACCACATTCACCGGCGCCCTGGCCAACGTGAAAGCCGCGTTGAGCCGACTCGGAGAAACAGCCGCCACACCAGTTCTCAACGGCTTACGCGGCCTGTTCAACCAAGCCATCCCACTCATCGACACATTCACCGCAGCCGTCACGCCAACCCTGCAAAAGGTCGGCGCGGCACTCCAACAAGGCCTCGAGAACGCGATACCCGCCACACAGGCGAAACTCAAAAACCTCAGCGACACACTAGCCAACATCCCCGGTTTCCAGATGCTCGCCTCGGCGACGGCCAGCCTCAAAAGCCAACTCACTGGCCTCTGGAACGCAATCACATCACTCATAGGTGGACTCAACAATGGCGGCGAAGCCGCCACAATGTTCTCCACAACCGCCGGCGCGCTCGCGGGAGTGGTCGCTTCGGTCGCGCAGGTGTTGTCGAACGCGGCGGGATGGGCGAAGACGTTCGTCAACACGTTCATCGAGACGGGCGCGTTGCAGCCGTTCCTTGAAAGCCTGACCGGCGTCATCTCCGGATTGGGCTCGCTGGTTTCCGGATTGGCGGCCGCGGTCTCGCAGGCCTTCGGCTTCAACGACAGCGCGCGCACCGCCGGTTCCGCGGCGCAGAGCTTCGCCGGACTGTTGAACACTTTGACCGGCGTGCTCATGAAGGTGGGAGGATGGCTGCAGTCGGTCGGACAGTGGGCGCAGCAGAACGGCGCACTGGTGTCCGGCGCGTTGAAGGCCATCACCATTGCATTGCTCGCGGTCAAGGGCTGGGATATCGTCTCGGCCGGGCTGAAGACAGTTTCCGGTGGACTGAAGGCCATTTCCGCAACTGCCTCCGGTGTGGAGAAGACCGCTACGGCCGCGTTCGATTTGATTGGCAAGATCTCCGACGCGGGAAGTGTGGCGGGCGGTCTGAAGCAACTCGCTGGCTCGTTCAACATCGTCAAGACCGCTCAATCGGCGTGGAGTGCGGTGACCAAGGCCGCTACTGCAGTGCAATTGGCGTTCAGCGCTGCTTTGGACGCGAATCCTATCGGAATGCTCGTCGTAGCCATCGGTGCGGTCGTGGCCGCATTGGCATGGTTCTTCACCCAGACCAATACCGGACGTCAAATGTGGGCATCGTTTACGTCGTTCCTCTCGTCCGCGTGGCAGGCGACCGTCGGCAAGGTCACCTCTATCGGCCAGACCATCGTCACGTTCTTCACCTCGACGCTCCCGTCGGCCATCCAAGGTGTCGGACAATGGTTCCAACAACTGCCCGGCAACATCGCCAGCTGGCTCGCCGGAACAGCGTCAGCCGTCGCCTCATGGGCCGTGAGCCTCGGCCAGTCCGCATTGCAGGCAGGCCAACAGTTCCTCACGCACCTCGCCAATGCGATCATGAACCTGCCAGAGACGATCGCCTACTGGCTCGGCTACACCGTCACGTCAATCGCGCTGTACGCGGTCGCGTTCGGCGCGCAGGCCCTCCAGATGGGCATGCAATTCGTGCAGAACGTCGGAACGTTCCTTACCCAACTCCCAGGGAACGTGGCCGCATGGCTCGCCTCGACCGCCGCGAGCATCGGCGCATGGGTGTCGTCCACGGCCATGCAGGCTCTACAGATGGGTGCGCAGTTCCTGCAGAACGTCGGCACGTTCCTCACCCAGCTGCCCGGCAATGTGGCCAGCTGGCTCGCGGGAGCCGTAGCCTCAGCCTCGGCGTGGGTTTCCAACATGGCATCGCAGGCCATCCAGGCGGGCAGCTGGTTCCTCACGAGCGTGGGCACGTTCCTCGCCCAATTGCCGGGAAGAATCGGCTCCTGGCTGTCCGCGACGATCTCCAGCGTCGCCAACTGGGCGTCCCAGATGGGGACCAAGGCGTCGCAGGCCGGCAAGCAGTTCGTGCAGAACATCGTCAGCACCCTTTCCTCCCTGCCGGGCCGCATGCTCAGCATCGGAGCGAACATCGTCAGCGGCATCGTCAGCGGCATCCAGAGCAAGATCGGCAGCATCGCGTCGAGCCTGCTCTCCGGCGTCAACGACGCCATCTCCGCTGTCAAAAGCAAACTCGGCATCCACTCGCCGTCACGCCTCATGCGTGACGAGGTCGGCGTGATGATCGGCCGAGGCATGGCATTGGGCATCGATGATTCAGCCGCCGTGGTCAACCGGTCCATGGACTCGCTCGTCTCCTCGATGAGCCTCGACGGTACGGACTGGGCGAAGACCGGACGATTGAACGTCACCACGGCCACGCCATCGGATTCCGACAGACTATGGGAAACCGTCATCGGCAGGATGGACACGCTGATCGAAGCCGTCGAAGCGGCGACGGCCGACGACCGGCCGTTCACCCAACGTGACTTCGCAAGACTCGTAAGGAGCGTGGCATGAGAACCCTGAGCTACGTGAGCGGCGCAACAGGCGAGTCGATCGGTTTCGAAGGGCCGCTCTATGGCGAGACACTCACCGGACTGCGAGCCCGCATCTGGGATTACGGCCTCGCCTCGCGCGGCATCACGGGCATCACACGCAAGACACGCGAGACGACCATCACCGTGAAGATCCACGATTCTCCGGAGACGCTCAACCTATTGCGCCGCCTCTCGGACGCCGACATGGCATCCGGGAACCCGGGCACGCTCATCGCCGACGGCGAATGGGAAGCCAAAGCGTGGATCACGAAAAGCGAACCGCAATCCATCACGCCCACGATGGTCGAGACACAGTTGACCATCGTGCTGGCCGATGGCGTGTGGCGCCGTCCGACCATGACGCATTTCACGCCACGATACGATTCCGGAACCGCCGACCTTGACTATCCATATGATTATCCGCATGATTTCGCCGGCATGGCATTGGATGCCGAGATCGTCAACGACACATCCATCCCGCAGCCGGTCAAACTCACGATATTCGGACCGTGCACAAACCCGTACGTCATCATCGGGGACAACCGATACGAGGTCGACGTGACCGTACCATCCGGCTCACGTCTGGAAATCGACGGCACCGGCGATGTCAGGACCGTCACCATGGTCAGCGGCACCGGGCTCGCCACCAACTGCTTCGCACAGGCCGTGCGAGGGTCGGGCAAGGATTCCGGCCGGTACGTGTTCCAACCGCTCGCGCCCGGAACACAGCCGATCAGCTGGCCGGGAGGATTCCAATTCGACTTGACGGTCTGCGAGGAAAGGAGCGAACCGCCATGGACCTGATCGTCACCGACGCCACAGGCAAACCCGTGGCGAGCCACGCCTCATACACGCTCGACCTCGCGTTCGGCAGCGGGGAGAACGACTTCGACCTGCAGGTCGAAGACGCCGCGCTCAAGGCGGGAAGCCGCATCATGATCGACGGCACCGAGTACGGCGGCATCATCGACGACACGGATGTCGACGTGGACGGCGGCCTGTCCACCGTCACATGGCATGGCCGCGACTGGCATGGAGTGCTCGCCTCGAAGATCATCGAACCGGACAGGAACAACGATTACCTCACCATGTCCGGCACGATTCCCGTCATCATGCGCACGCTCGTCAGCCGTGCGGGACTGCAAGGCCTGTTCACCGTCACCGAAGAAAGCGCCGACCACAAGACCACCTGCCAGTTCGACCGGTACGTGGACCTGTACAGCGGTCTGGTCAAGATGCTCAGGGCAAGCGGACTCAAACTCCGGTTGCGTAATGACGGCGACAAGGTGGCCATGAGCGCCATGCCCGTCCGCACGATCGGCGACAGCATCGACTCGGACCTCATCGACTTCACCGCCAAACAGGCGGCGCACCCTATCAACCATCTCATCTGTCTGGGCAAGGGCGAACTCAAGGACCGTACCGTCATCCACTGGTACGCCGACGCGAACGGCACGTTCAGCCACACGCAGACACTCAAAGGGCTTGACGAACGCACCGCCACATACGAGTTGTCCAACGCCGAAGCCGACGAGCTCGAGGACAAGGGCAGGCAGAAATTCCAGGAACTTCGGAATGCCAGCACCATCGATGTGGACATTCCTGACGGCATCGACGCGGACGTTGGCGACCTGGTCACAGGTCGTGACAACAACACGGGCCTCGTCGTCACTGCCGAGATCTCCAAGAAGATCGTCAAGGTTTCGGGAGGCGTGCTCACCGTCACCTACGAATCCGGAGGCGCCAGCGCCGGCGGCAACAGCGGAGAATCCTCCATCGGGGATGGTGGCCACGCCTATTACGCTGGAGCCGGCCTCAAACTCGACGCCTGGACGTTCAGTGCCGACGTGACCAGACAGGACATCGGTGCGCTTAATACGGCGTTGGCGGGCAAGCAGCCGAAAGGCGACTACATCACCGGCCTGAGAATCGGTTCGGTGGACACGCTCGCACCAGGCGCGCAGGCCAGCGCGTCGCTTACCGGAGATGGCAGCGACAAGACCCTGAACCTGGGGCTTCCGGCAGGCGGTCAGGGCGCGCAGGGGCCAAAAGGTGAGAAAGGCGATCAGGGGCCGCAAGGCGAAAAAGGCGAGAAGGGTGATACCGGGTCCAGAGGAGCGACTGGAGCGGCCGGTGAACGCGGTCCACAGGGCTTGGCAGGCCCGGAGGGGCCACAAGGTCTGCAGGGGCTGCGCGGGGAGAAGGGCGACGCTGGAGCGGCCGGTCCTACAGGGCCGCAAGGCCCTGCAGGTCCAACCGGTCTAACGGGGTCCACCGGCCCGCAAGGACCGGTCGGACCGGTTGGTCCGCAAGGCAAGCAGGGAATACAAGGAGTCCAAGGCATCCAAGGTCCGCAGGGCGAAAGAGGTGAAAAGGGCGACAGCGGCATATCTGCTCCCTCGAACGGCTTCTTCACACTCAGCATGGAAGGCGACGGTGACCTATATGTGAATTATCCGGATAATACGAGCCCACCATCGTTCACTTGGGATCCCAAGAGCGGCGACCTGTATGTGGATATACCAGAAAGGTGATTAATGACCAGGCTTCTAATCGGTAATATCAAAGGCCCCAAAGGAGACAAGGGCGATACCGGTGACACCGGGCCGCAAGGCAAGCAAGGAATGAAAGGCGATACGGGAGCCGTCGGTCCCCAAGGACCTAAGGGCGATACTGGTGACACTGGCCCACAAGGCAAGCAAGGCGTCCAGGGCGTTAAAGGCGACGTCGGCCTTCCGGCGCTCGTGATGAAAAAGATACTCGTTGGCGAATATCCGGCAGGCGCCATATTCACGGGAAACGTGAGCGAATGGTTGAACCGAACACCACTCGTCAATGAATATTCGACCGCATTGTCAGGTGGCGGAAAATACAGCATCGTCTGGCAGTGCGTTTCGCAATCCGGCGGCCAGTTCCAAGGGAAGACGGTTTCCAGGCAGTCCATCATCGGAGCGCAAGGCCCTGTCGGCCCGCAGGGTCCGAAGGGTGACGTCGGCCCGCAAGGTGTGAAGGGCGATACCGGCGAGATCGGGCCTAAAGGAGCCACTGGAGCTGCCGGACCTACCGGTCCGCAAGGTCCTGAAGGGCTGAAGGGCGACAAGGGTGACAAAGGCGATGTCGGCCCCTCCGGAGAAGGAGGCCCCACCGGTCCCACTGGCCCGGTAGGTCCGACCGGTCCTGCCGGACCTACCGGAGCAACAGGCCCCACCGGGCCGCAAGGCAAGCAGGGAATACAAGGTGCGCAGGGACTGCAGGGCCCACAGGGGCCGACAGGACCGCAGGGTGCCAGCGGCGTGACGGCGCCAGCCTCCGGATTCTTCACACTGCAGGTCGACCCGAACGGAGACCTGTACGCCGTATACGCGGATACGGCCACCGCGTCAGAAGCTCCCGTCTCCTACGATCCGGCGACGGGCGACCTGTACTACATGATCAATGACGGAAAGTAAGGAGCGCATATGACGAAGATTCTGCTCGGCAACGTCAAAGGCCCCAAGGGCGACACCGGGCCGCAAGGCAAGCAGGGAGTGCAAGGACCGCAGGGCACTGCCGGCGCCACTGGCGCGACCGGGGCCACCGGAGCGAAAGGAGAGGCCGGCCAACGCGGCGAGACCGGGTTGCCTGCCTTGATCATCACACGCATACTAGCCGGATACTGGACGTCCGCATGCTCGGATTTTGACTGGCAGACACTCAGTTTCAACCGTGCCCCGACCGTAGGCGAATACTTCTTCGCCATGACCAACGGCGGCAAGAACCTGATGTACGCACAGATCACAGCCACCGGGAAAAACGTGACGTTCAAACCGGTTTCCAACACAAGCCTCGTCGGACCGAAGGGCGACAAGGGCGAGACGGGCATGAGCGCAAGCCAGGCGTTCATCGCCGCCCACCCGGTCGGCTCCCTCTACTGGACCACCGCCACAACAAATCCGGGAACCACCTACGGCGGCACTTGGAAGGAATGCAACACCATCCTTCCAGGACACATCTACCAGCGCACAGCCTGAAAGAGAAAGGAACATCAATGGCACGAACCACGAACATCACCAGATACACCTGCGACCGATGCCACGCCTCCGCATACCTCGCCGACGGTGACCCACGCACCTCCAGCGACTGGCACGACATCACACACACCACCGTCGACGGAGTCGCACAGGGCGCGCTCGTCTGTACCGCATGCTGGCAGACGTTCAAAGCGCTGGCAGCCACGCAGGACGCCGCCTACGCCGCATACCTCAACAACACAACAGATAGGAAGGAATGACCATGACCATGAATCTCATCACCGGCAAGGCCGGCGCTCCGCACATCACATCCAGCGACCAAGGAGCCATGCAGGCCGGACTGGTCGGAAACGGCAACTACCTGCTGCAAGGCAGCGACGGCAAATTCCCCGCCGTGACCATGCAGTCAGCAAACAAAGCGCTCATCCCGGTCCTCAACCTTGTGATCGAAGGACGATACGCACGCGTCACCGCGGCGGAAACCGTCACCATCGAAAGCGGAGTCACAGGACGGAACCGCAACGACCTAATCTGCGTGAAATACACGCGAGACTCGAACAACATCGAAACGATCGCGCTCGCGGTGCTGAAGGGCACCGCCACCAGTGGCACGGCGGCTGACCCCACGGTACCGTCGGGTAGTATCCTGAACAATTCCGGCACCGTATGGATTCCGATCGCCCGTATCCCGATCAGTGGCATCACCGCTGGAACTCCTGTCATGCTTGTCAAGCAGTTGCCTCCGATGAGCCAGCTGTGGGATTCCGTAACCCTGCCGTTTGGGAAAAGCAATGGCAACGGAGGAATCTATCCAATCGGGAAAATACCCAATCCGAATGCGATTAAGGCTTTGAATGGCAGAGCCATACTATCGTCTGGGA